TGACGGTGGTCGCCGCCGTCAGGTTGAGGCCGATGCCGCCGCTCGCCGTCGTGGCGACGAACGCCCGGACGGCGGGGTCGCCCATGAAGCGCGCCTTGGCCTCCTCCTTGTCGGCGTCGCGCATCCCGCCGAGGTGGGTCACGTGGCCGACGCCGCGCTTGGCCAGCTCGCGCGCGATGCGCGTCACGTCGGCGCGGAAACGGCACCACACCAGGGTCTTGCCGGCCTCCTCCACGATGTCGCAGCAGTCGCCCACGCGCGGGCAGGGAAGCTCCTGCTCGCCCAGATGGCCGCAGACCACCTGCTGCAGCTTGAGCATCTCGTCCAGCGCGTTGATCGCGGACACGACGCCGCCGCCGTCGAGGATCGTCAGCGCCTGCTTGCGCAGCTCCTCGTAGTGCCTCTTCTGCTCGGTGCCGAGCTCCACCCCGCGCGTCACGTACACCTTGGCGGGGAGGTCGAGGCAGTCCTCCTTCTTGATCTGGAAGCTCAGCCGCGCGACGCGGCGCAGCAGCTCGTCCTGGTTCTTGTAGCCGACGATCTTGGTCGCGCGCGGCGTGGCGCCGGGCGGATGCTCCTCGATGCAGTAGCGGTTGCGGAAACCGAGGAAGTTCGAGACGCCCAGGCATCCCGGCTCGAGGAACTGGAACGGCGCGTAGAGGTCGTGCAGGCCCTGCGTGACCGGCGTCCCGGTGAGGATGCGCTTGAAGCCGATGTGCTGCGAGGCGCGCTGCAGGACCTTCGTGCGGGTGGCCGATGGGTTCTTGATGCGGCTGGCCTCGTCCACCACGACCATGAGCCGGCCGCCGTGGGAGCGCAGGAACTGCTTGAAGATCGCCGGTCCCGCGGAGTAGGACAGCGACTCGATGTTCATGGCGACGAAGCGCAGGTAGCCGTCGTTGCGCTCGAAGACCCAGGACGGGGGCTGGCGCCCGTTCAGGTACAGCCACGGGCGGTGCGCGACGCGGGGAGGCCAGTGCTTCGGGAGCTGCTCGTTGATCCATTGCGTGTGGACGCCCTTGGGCGCCAGAACCAGGACGCAGTCGATGAGATCGCGCTCGCGCAGATGCGCCGCGCAGTCCAGCGTGACCTTCGTCTTGCCCGTCCCCATGTCCATGAGGTAGGCGAATGCCGGCGCGTCCTTCGACATCTCGAAGGCGCGTCTCTGGTGCGCGTAGGGCTCGCTGTGGAAGGCATAAGTGCTGTCAAGCGGCATGAAGGGCCTCGTCTTGCGGACATTGGGTGGCCAGAAGATACTGTCCTCGTCGGCGCCACCGGGTCAACGGGGGAAATGACCGCAGTCAGTGCGCGTAGACGTTGTGGACCGTCGCCACGGGGAAGCGCAGCTCGGCCACCGTCCCCTCACCGCCGTGGCCGATCTCGCGCCGGAAGCTCCCGCGCAGCTGCGCGGCCAGGGCCTGGAGCAGACGCGTGCCGAGTCCCGAGGTCTGCTTGCCGCGCGACCCGTCGTCCATGGGAGGCATGCCCACGCCGTTGTCCACCACGCGCAGGATGAAATCATCGCCGATCCGGCAGAACAGGATCTTGATGTGGCCCTCGCGCTCGTCCGGGAAGGCGTACTTCACCGCGTTGGTGACGATCTCGTTCAGGACCAGACCGACGTGGACGGCGCGCTCTGTCGTGATCGTGTGCTCCTCGATCTCGGTCTCGAACGCGATGAGGCGCAGACCGTCCGTGTTGAACGCCTTGTGCAGGTCGTCGCACAGTCCGCAGAGGAAGCGGCGCGTGTCCGTGGTGGCGTGGGAGCCCGAGGCGACCTCGGCCTGCTCCAGGCGCGTGTGGACGCGGGCGAGGGACATGGCGTGCCCGGCCGCCTCGCGGAGGCCCTCCTTCGACGCCTCGTTCTTGCTCATCCTGGCGCGCAGGAGCAGCATGCCGACGAGCGACTGCAGGTCGTTGCGCGTCCTGTGCCGGTACTCCTTGATGAGCAGCAGGTGCTTGCGCTTGGTCTCGTTCAGCTCCTCGAGGCTGCGGTGCAGGGTCTCGATGATCTTCGTGTTGAGGCAGCCGATGCAGACGAAGAGGCCGAGTCCGACCAGGGTCTCGAGGTCCGGCAGGCGGAAGGTGTAGTAGGGCGGGACGTAGAAGTAGACCGCGAGGAGGGCGGAGAGCAGCGTCGTGACGATGCCCGCCGGCGGCCGGAACAGAGCGGCGCTCAGATTGATGCCGAAGAAGAACATGATGTAGGGATAGCCGTCCGGGAAGACGGGGGTCATCGCGAAGCGGGCCGCGAGACCGCTCAACGCGCATCCCGCGGCCCCGAAGTAGTGCGCCGACATCGGATAGGTCTTGGTCCTCTCCGACGCGCGCGCGAAGATCCGTGTCAGTGGCATTCCCTTCTCCGCACGCGCGCCGCGAGACTTCCGCGGTCAGGCGGCCTTCTTGCCCGGTCTCGACGCCACCTTGGCGGGATAGTCGGCCTCGGGCAACTCGACGTGGGGCCCGTCCTTGAAGGTCTTCCAGTCGCCGCCCCAGACGACCGGAATCTTGAGGCGCTTCGCCTCTTCCTTGATGACGGCGGCCACCCGGCGATACTTGTCGAAGTCCCAGCAGGCGAGACCGTCCTCGATCACGCAGAAGTCGATCGCGTGGCCGGTGAGATGGCGCGACCGCAGGGTCTGGCTCTTGCCCTCGGCCACCAGCCGGCACTGCTCCTCGTATGTCCTCAGTCCGCAGGTGATGGTGAAGTCGATCCGCTCGGCGGCCGCCATGACGACGCGGACCAGGTCAGGATGCACACCCTTGAGGCGTTCGGCGCGGTGCAGTGCCATCAGACCTGGCCTCCGGCCTTGGCGGTAGCGTCGACCGCGACGGCCATCTGCGGCGCGAGCAGCTTGCCCACCTCGCCGCGCACCATGGCCTCGATCTTGGAGGTGTCACCGCCCAGGCGCGCGACGGTCTCGCCCATGGTCTTGGCGAGGTTCTCGACGGCCTGGCGGATCGCCAGCTCCTTCGCCACCTCGGGACCCTGCTCGCGCAGGCTCGGGCTGGCCATGGCGTCCAGCACCTGTCCGCCGGCGCGCGACGCGGCGGCCCCCAGGCGCTCGACGGCGGACGCCTTGATCCTCTCCTCAAGCATGCGCCACATCTGGGTGGCGATGACGGGCACGATGGCCGTCAGCAGCGCGACGAAGGCGTTAAGCAGCGGGGCCCACATGTTCTCGTTGTCCTCTTCTGCGAAGGAGGCGCGCCCCGGTGTCCTCCTTCACGATGCCTTCCGCGAGGATCTTGGCCACGAAGCGCGCCACGGGGCCATTGTGGATGTCGAAGGTTGCCAGCGCGTTGATATCGTCCCACATCACGCGCAACTCGGCGTCGCCCCGCTGCATCCGGCGGAAGGCCTCCAGCTCGATGGCGCACCTCTCCTCGAAGGCGAACAGGTCGCGCACGCGCGGCGCCGGCTCGACGATCTCCAGGTCCACCTCGATCCCGTCGAGCGTCGCGTCGGCGATCGCCCGCACGAGGTCGTCCTCCCAGGGCGCGGGGACTCCGACGGTGCGCGCATGCTCCTCGCGTCTCAAGATGAGAGACTCGACGCGCTGCATCAAGCGTCCCCCGTAGGAGTCGTACACCTCGCGCGCGACGCTGAACCGGCGTCTCTGCACGTCAGCCGCCGCCGAAGATGATGTAGTTCAGCATCATGCCGGGCGGGATGTTCTGGTGGTTGCCGGCGCCCGCGGTCTGCACCGTGACGCCGGTCGTGTTCCCGGAGACGGACACGTTGTGGTTGTGGGAGCCGTCCACCGAGGTGCTGATGAGCGAGCTTCCGGCGCCGGACTGCGAGCTCGTCCCGCCCGGCGTCACGCCGGATCCGCTGATGACGCTCACCGTGTGCTGATGAGCGCCTTGCGTGTCCGTCGCTCCCGTATGGCCATGGCCTGGGTCGCTGATCCCGTGCGAGTGCGCGTAGAGCCGATCGTCTCCCACGCCCGCGCCGAGGGTGATGCGGTCGTTGCCGTACACGTTCGCCATGCGCGTGGTGGTAGACACGCCCCCGATGTTCTCGAGGCCGAAGATCGTCCGGCCGCGCAGGTCGGGGACGCCCATCGTCGTGCTGCCGTCGCCGGCGCCGAAGGGCCACGAGGAGTTCTCGAGGATCGCGCGCAGGTCCGGGTACTGCGTGCGCGACACGTTGCGCCCGTCGCACCAGATCCATCCCGGCGGCAGATACCAGCCCGCCCAGGCCGAGATGCACCCCGCCTGGACGTGCGATGCGTTGGTCCCCGAGATGAGGCGGAACTGCGTCCCGTCGTAGACCGCCTCCACGACATCGCCAGCGTAGATGTCGCCCCATCCGACGGGGACCAGCCCGGAGAACGAGGCCTTCCGGTAGAGCGTCTTGGGACCCAGGCCGTTCACGTTGAGCGTCGCCGCGGCGGCGTTCGACACGTGGGCGATGAAGCGGACGAGCATGCCCACCACGTATGCGGTCGGCGCGGGCGACAGCGTGACCGAGTAGGCGGAAGCGGACCCCGAGGAGACGCCGCCGTAGCTGGGCGTCTGGAACACGTCTCCCGAGACGTTAGGCTTGCCTGTCTGGTTGATGTACACCATGCGCTCGGCGGGCACCTCGTTGTAGACCCGCACGGCGCCGGTGAAGTTGAGGCGCGCGGTGGTCCCGGCCGAGTTGCCGAGGACCGTCGTCCGTGCGAGAACGTCCGGGGAACCCCATGTCAGGGTCCCGACGCCCCATTCCTCTTGCGTTCCGTCCGTCATGCCGTAGAACACGACGGTCCCGGTGGCGAAGCCGCTGCGCCACACCCTGCGTCCCGCCGGCGCCCCGGCGAGGTTCACGTTGACGGCGGTGCCGGGCGCGTTCGCCTGTTCCTCGATGTAGTTGCTCAGCATGCTACAGCCTCTCGGTCACGCGCGCACGCCAGCTCCGGAAGAGCAGCGAGTTCACGGGATATGTCACGTCGCTGTTGGGCTCCAGGCGTCCGAACACGGACTCCGCGTGGCGCTGGGAGCTGTCCGGATCCGGCACGAAGAGGACGTTCCTGTTCTGTCTCCCGACGCGCGCCGCCTCCATCATCGAGGACCAGACCTCGCTGGACTTGACGGCCCCGAGCACGATCTCCCACCGGCGCCTCTCCCACAGGAAGGTCGGGAACTCCTGGCCGCCGCGCGTCACGAAGTCGTTGTTCTGCACGTCGTAGTGGAAGGTCGACTGGAAGCTCATGTTGATGGACGGCTGCCAGGCGGGGCCGGCATACATCAGAGGCACGTTCAGGAACCCGTCTGGATTGCCCGCGTCGTAGATGTCGCATCTCGCGTAGCGGCCCACGACCTCCGAGGGCGCCACGTGGACGGCCTGGCCCACGCCCTTCACGATGCCCGGCACGGAGTCGCCGGAGTCGTAGACCGTCTCGTCGAGGTCGAGCGTGCTGTCGTTCCACACCAGGCCGCGGAGCTGGCCGTCGGACAGCCGGGCGTTCCACCATCTGGCCCGGCGCAAGATGATCTGCCGTCCTGTGTTGGTGTTCGAGACCAGGATGCGCGTGACAGAAGACAGCGCCGGACAGGCCGTGTCGTAGCTGAAGGCCGACCCGATGCTGTCGTAGACCGCGAAGTCGTTCGGGCCCCAGGCCGCCGCGACGCGGTGGGACTGGCCCATCGTCATCACGCGGTTGGAGCTGTCAATCACCGTCGTTCCGCCGTTCACGCCGATCACGTCAACGTAGTACTGCCCGTTGGTCTGCGACACGGTGCGCAGGGCCATCCGGTTCGTCGCGCCGCCGGCGTCAATCTGGATCGTGCCGGCCTCGGTGAGCGACTGGGGCGACTGCGCGATCGGGAGCTGCTCGGCGTAGATCGTCATGCCGAGCGAGGTGTCCCAGCCCGACAGCGCGATGGTCATGGAGTCCGCGCCGCGCGCCGTCGCGGCCGGGGCCCCGGCGTTCGGCAGGATCGGCATGGTCGGGAACAGTCCGTTCTCGACCTGAGGGCAGCCGAAGCGGATCGTCGCGTCCTGCGTGCCGGCCGCGAAGAAGACCGTTGCGACGGGCCTCACGTTCGCCACCGTCGCGCCGCCGGCCAGGACGTAGTTGTAAGAGAAGCGCTGCGTCGCCAGGCGCGCGTCGGTGGGCAGGGCCTGCGCGCTCGCGGTCTGCACCACCACGCCGCCGACAGAGGTGAGCTCGGCGAGCAGCAGGTTGAAGTTCGACGGACCGGACCCCGCGGCGAGGGCCTGCAGCTTGGCGAAGACCGAGTAGCTGATCGGATCGCCCGTCGCCGCGGCGATGCCCGTCGTGGTCTCGAACCAGACGGTGATGTTCGCGAGCGCCGCGTTCGTCCCCGTGACGCGGATGTCGACATACGGGACGCCGTCCTCGGTGCCCGATCCGACGACCTGCGCGGAGAGGCCTCCGTTGGCGCTGTGCGCCATGTTCGTGGCGACCGTTCCCGGGTTCCCGACCACCGATCCCTCGAGCCGGGGATTGCGGACGAGGTTGGTCCGCGCCGGCTCGCTCAGGAAGCCGAGCTGCTCGAGCGTCACGGGATCGTGCTGGAGGCGGACGGCGCCCGACGCCGCGACGGCGAGCGCCCCGGAGGCGTTCCAGTAGGTCGACTTGCCGGTCGCGTTGTCCGACGCGCGCGCCCAGGTCGCCCCGGCGGGAAGCGCCGGCGAGGGGAGCGTGGCGTCGAAGCCGTATGCCGCCGCCTGCTCGTTCAGGGCGCGCGCGGAGCCGACGCGCCAGCGCACCCGCGCCGATCCCGTGAGGTTGGTCCGCGACAGGCAGAACGCCCGCCAGCTCACCTCGCTCCCAGCGTCCAGCGTCACGTAGGCGTCCGTGATCCCGGCCGCGGTCTGCCACGCGGAGGAGGGAGCGCCCTGGTCCGTGGCGAGGTTGCCGACGGGGAGGGCGGCGTCCGCCGAGGAGGCGGAGAGCACCGCGTCGAGCACGCGGTTGGTGTAGCCGAGGAGGGCATTGGACATTACACGAGCACCTGCAGCGTGATGCTGTCGCTTCCGGACCGCATCTGGTCTCCGACGATCTGCCCGACCCTCCCGCTCCCGAGGTCGTCCACGGGGTACTCGAGGCCGACGATCTCGCCGATGTCGCGGGCGTAGCCCACCTCGTAGGGCACGGTGATGTCGTAGAGCCGGCGGCGCGTGCCCCACAGCGCGCCGAGCGCGTCGGCGACGAGCTGCGCGTTCGGACCGCTCAGGAGCGCCGTCGGCACCGTCCCCGGGTCGCTGGGACGCCGGTAGGCCTGCAGGATCGCGGAGCTGGACCAGCCGGCCTGCGTCCACTCCTGCGCCAGGAACTGCCTCCTGGCGTCGGTGACGAGAGGACCCAGGTCCGAGGTCTGGATCATATGGTTGCGCGTGTGCCCGACCATCCACCGGTAGGCTGGCGGGTCCAGCGGCGCCTCGAGCCTCCTGGGCGTGAGCTGCGACACGGTCGCCGTCGTGAAGGTGAAGACCGGCTGCGTCCCGGCGGGGATCGCCCGCAGCAGGACGACCTTCAGCGTCCCGTTGCGTCCCGGGACCAGCTTGGCGTTGACGCTGCGCAAGAACACGTCAACGGCCTCGATGCCCTGGATCTGCTGCGACGGGAAGTGCCATCCCGCCGTGTAGTTCACCAGGGCCGCGACGGCGGTGAAGTTCGTCGTGTCCACGAGGTTGGCGGGGAGGGCCATGTCGTCGCGCAGAAGCGCGTGCGCCGCGGTGACCGGATTGACGATGCTGCCCATGGTCGGGAAGCTGCCCCAGCAGTCGACCGTGATCTCTCCGACGGGCGTGCTGCCGAGCTGGAAGAGGCCGCGCGAGTTGTCCGTCCGGTACTGCCCGGCCGGGGTGGATCCCGCGTAGAGGTTCGTCGTGTCCGCGCTGAACGTGATGCCCGTCTGGCCGCGCTCGTAGAGCGCCACGATCCCGCCGGCCGCGTCGGTGTACTGCCAGATCCGGTTCGTCGGATCTATGAGGACGGGCTTCACGTTCTTGACGGGCGCGCCGGCGTTGCCGCCGCGCGTCTTGGGCTTGGACACGCCCGTCATCTGGCTGTTGCCCTCGTAGCCGCCGGTTCCCGCGTAGAGGTTCGCCTGGAGCGGGCGCTCGATCCAGTAGGTCGCGTCCCGGAGGGGCACCTCCAGTCCCGCGTCGCCGAGGAACCAGCCCTGCGCGACGCCGCGCAGCACCTCGACGAGCGTGACGTAGGAGGGATCGCTCTCGTAGCCGCGCGTGGTGTCGTAGACCTTGTATCCCTGCAGCACGCGGGCAACACGCCCGTCGGTGGAGCGCGTCCGCGCGACGGAGTCCCACATCCCGTCCGGATTGAACAGCCGGACGGTTCCCCATCCCGCAGCCGTCGAGGACGCGAAGGGCGACAGGGGCACCCGCCGGTCGTACTCGAAGGCGGTGTCCAGGACCTGCGGGTACACGGCCTGCGTCGCGTCGCTCGGGAGCGTCCTGTAGCCGATGTCGCTCGCGCGGATCGTCTCGGTGGACTCGAGCGCCTGCGGCAGGTCGTAGGGATACAGACGCGGCTTCACGTCGTGGCCGCGCTCGGCGGCCGCGGACACGCCGGGCACGTAGGCCTCGAGTTCGACGGCAAAGAAGCGGCGTCCTCGGGCCATCAGACCACCACCCTGGCCGGGGCGAGGCTGCCCTGCTGCACCTCGCGCCTGAGTCCCTTCACCTCCTCGCGCAGGGCGACCAGCTCATTCTGGAGGACCTGCGTCTGCGTGCGGGTCTCCTCCTGCAGAACGCGCGAGGTGAGCACGTCCTCGGGCTGCTGGGCGATCTTCTCCAGCGAGGTGATCACGGCCTCGAAGTCCTGCACGTACTGAATGCCGGAGCCGTAGAGCTCGCGCGATGTGTTGAGGAACTCGCTGGCGTAGCCGGTGATGCCCCGGACGGAGTTCCAGTTGCCCCACTCGGCCATCGTGGCGTTCTGCGAGAATGCGTCGCGCACGCTGGCGTAGCGGTCCTGCACGGTGATCGGGCTGGCGTCGGACATGCGCAGGCCGTGCACGAAGTCCTTGATGCCGACGACCGTCTGCAGCGCCGTCGCCCGACGCGCCTCCGTCGTGTCGGGGTTCAGCTGCTTCTCGAGGTTGGTGCGCTCGACGCCGATCGCCTTCGCCAGCAGGTCCAGGTAGAAGGTCGACTCCTCGGCCGACACGCCCAGATCGCGCAGCTGCTTCGTCAGATCCATGACCTCCTTGCGGGCGTTCAGCTCGAACAGCATCCGCTGCGCCGTCTTGGCGTCCTCGTCCAGGCCGGAGCCGCGCAGGATACGCGCCTGCAGATTGGTGCCCAGGGTCTCAAGGTTGAAGTTGCGCGCCTGCCACGCCTCGGCCGTCGCCTGCTTCCAGGCCTCGGTGAGCTCTTCCGTCGCGAGACCGAGCGCGGAGGCGTGCTTGATGAGGGGCAGCCACTGCTCGTCGAGCTGCTTGAGCTGGTTCCTGAACGAGCTCAGGCCCTCGCGCCACTTGCCGTCAACCAGCGGCTCGTAGACATCCTTCACCCACTTGAGCTCGTTGATGCTCGCCTCGAAGTTGCCGGCGAAGTCCAGGCTGCGCGATGCGATGTCCTGGTACTTGGAGGACGCCCCCTTGTTCGTGACCTCGCTGAGCAGCATCACGTCCTGGAGGCCCTTCTCCAGGCTCTCATTGAACCGCGCGCCACCGAGTCCCTTGGCGACGGCCTCCGTGATGCCCGTCCACCCGTTGCGGGCGATGTACATCATGGAGTCCTTGAGGAGGTCCTTGATGCTCTCGTCGGACCTCTTGTAGTTGAAGCGCTGGCCGTTGAAGTCGAAATAGGCGCCGTCCCGATCGCCGATCCCGACGCGATAGCTGCCGTAGGTCGACCCGCCGATCATGTCGCGCACGGAGCCGATCAGGCTGATGATGTTGCCTCCCAGGCCCTGCGCGGCCTGCCGGTTCGCCAGTGAGAACTTCTCGCCCGCCTGGCCCGTCACCTCCATGGCGAGGGTCGCGAGGTCTATGTTGGCGGTGCCCTCCCTGTTGGACGGCTTCTGCCCGGGCAGGAGGGCGCCGATGATGGCCAGCACCGCGGCGGCGATCCATCCGTAGGGTCCCATGGCCGCGAGCGCGCTCATGCCTCCGGCGCCCAGCATGCTGAGTGCGCCCGCCGCCGTCGCGGCGCCCATGCCGACGCTGATGGCGCCGCTGGCGACCTGGAAACCGCCGCCGACGCCTCCCTTCTGGATGCCGCTGTAGATGCCGTAGGCGCCACCCGCGATGCCGGCCGCGCCTCCCAGCATCTGTCCGTAGGTGCCGAAGCCGGCGGCCTGCGCGGAGCCCATGGCGTCAATGCTGTTCTGCGCCATGGACCCGAAGCCCATGCTATTGACTGCGGCGCCGCCGGCGTTGATGCCGGGATTGATCGAGGACCCCAAGAAGTTGCTGACGCCAGCCCAGGCGCCCCCGATCGTGTTGGAGATGCCGCCGTAGGCGTTCGACAGCCAGCCGCCCTCGCCCAGACCGAGGTAATTGCCGATCCCGGACAGATAGCCTCCCGTGCTTCCCATCTGGAAGCCGGAGGACATGAAGCCGAGCTTGTCGGCGATGGTGTAGAGGCTACTCAGTCCCGATCCGTACTCCATGATGGAGGAGAGGATGCCGGCCCCTCCCTTGGCCTGCGCCAGTCCTCCCAGACGGGAAAGAACGGGTCCCTGCTGCCCTTCGGGAAGGGCGTTGAACGCCGCCGGCGCGACGCCGCTGCCTCCGTCAACGAAGCCTCCCGCGAGGCTGGCGACGGACATCAGCGCACCGAGCGTCCCGGACCCGCCTCCTCCGCCGCCGCCTCCCATGCCGAACAGGCCCAGAACGGTGCCCAGCGTAGCGTCGTTGGACCCGAACAGCATGTTCTTGATCGGGGCCATGATCGCCATCTTGGCGAACCACTGCACCAGCTCGCTGAAGACGCCGCGCATGATGTTGCCGAAGTCCAGGGTCTTCATCTTGCCCTGGACGAAGGCCTCGGTGATCGCCGCACCGATCCGGTCGAAGGCCTGCGTCCCGATGCGTCCGAGCTCGTCGTAGGCGGACTTGAGACGATCGGTCTCCAGACGCGAGCGCGTGAGCTGCTCGGTCATGTTCAGGAGGTCGATGGACTCCTGGTCCTCGAGCCGTCCGCCGCGTCCGAGGATGCCCTGCGCCGCGCGGGCGCGCGACATGGCGATCTGCCCGGCGACCTCGCCCTTCCCGATCAGCTGCGCCTCGAGGTTGAGCAGGTCGACCTGCTTCTGCAGCTCTTGCGTCTGCTGCGCGCTGATCGTGTTGGCCTGCTCGGCCGCCTGCTCGCGGAACGCCCGTGTGAGGTTCTCGACGGCGACGCGCCGGTTCTCGTCGCCCTGGATGCCGGCCTTGCGGACGACCTCGAGCGCCTGCTCGCGCGCCGTCGCCTGCTGGATGGCCTCGTCGCCCTGCCGGTAGGCGAGCTGCATCCGGTTCTGCGAGTCGATCGACCTCTGGACCGCGTCGAGAGACTTGCCGTACTCGGCGTTGAGCGTCCGCAGCGCCTCCGTGCGCACCTCGTTGCGCATGGCGTCGGTGACGATGACGCCGGCCTTCGTCATCTGGTCTTCGTAGTCCTTGACCGTCTTGTTCAGCGACGCCTGCGCCGGGTCGAGGGTCTCCGCCTCTTCGCGCTGTTTGCGCAGGTTCTCGATGAACTCCTGGTGCGGGGTCTTAAGTCCCTCCAGCTCCTTGCGCAAGTTCTGCATGAGCTGCAGAAGCACGTCCTTCTCCGTGCCCTGCGCCAGGCCCATGACGGACTGGATCTGTTCGAGGTAGCCCCGGATGCGCGGCGCGCGTTCGGCCGCCACGTCGCCCCCGAGGTCGAGGGGCTCGATACCGCGTCCCGCGCGCAGGAAGCGCATCAGGTCCGCGTTCGGGGCCTGGGCCGTCACTGTCGTCGGCGGAAGCGTGACGACGGCCACCGGCACGGGGGTCCCGGCGCCGGCCGCGGTGCTCGGCACGTTCGGGCTGGCGAAGGCGCGGTAGTAGTCGAGAGGCGTCGTGCCGTTCGCGTCCGCGTAGGGCCGTCCGTCCGGCCGCAGGGGACGCCCGCCCGAGGCAATGAACTTGGGAAGCAGCTCCGAGTAGAGATGCCCGACAGCGCGCAGGCTGTTGCGGTTGACCTCGATCCCGTCAATCTTGAGGCCGCTCTCGAGGACGGGCTTGCCGTCCACGCGCAGCGCGTCAATCTTGCGGTCCAGATCCGCGAGGTGGATGCGGAACGCCTCGTCCTGCGCACGCACGCTGTTGCGGAACTGCTCCTGCGTCATCGGCTCGAAGCCGGGGACAGTCACGCGGCCCTGCCAGCTCGTGGTCGTGCGCTCGCCGGCGGGTCCCTGGTAGAGACCCAGCGTCGCCAGACGCTCGACGCCGAACTGGTAGGCGCCCGTGTATCCGTAGCGGTTGACCGTCCTGTAGCCGCCCGGCCCTCCCTCCGCGTCGCGCAGGGCCGCCGCGAAGTCCGCGCCGCCCGAGCCGGGCTGGATCTGCTCACCCGGCTTCAGCTCCCCCGCCTCGATGCGCTTGAACTCCGGCATCAGAGCGATGACGCGGTTCATCAGGCGCAACAGCGTCCCGAGCCAGGAGATCAGCTCGCCCCCAATGCCGCCCAGGCCACGCGACAGGGACTCCCAGAACTTGTTGAACTCCGTGCTGACGGTCTGGATCGCGGTCCCGAGGGGCGAGGTGTCCTGCGCCGCTCCGCCGGTCTGCCTGCGCAGCTCGGAGAGCACCAGGTTGACGGCCTCGCCGCGCCTTCCCGCCGCCTCCAGGCGCGACGCCTGCTCGCGCAGGCGCTCGTTCATGTTCGGGATCTGCTTGTCGGCGAGCTCCTGCACGATCTGCGAGGGCGACTTCATGAGCCGCGTGTACAGGTCCACCGCGCCGGCGAAGTCCGACGCCACCGTCTTGGAGAAGTCGCGCAGATCCTGCGTCATCTGCGCCGTGTCGGCCGTCATGCCGGCGGGACGCCTCTGCGCGAGGACGCCGACCTGGCGCGCCTCGCCCAGCCCGATCCCCGGCGTCGCGGCCGCGATCCTGCGGGCCTCCTTCTCGATCTCGTCGGCCGCGCTCCTGAAGTCCGTCGTCACCGTGCGCAGGGTGTTGCGCAGGTTCGACATCGCCGCCTGCTGGGACGTGGCTGTGGCGATCAGCGCTGCCCCGGCCGCCGCGATGGCGGTCCCGATCGCCAGGATGGGATGCGCCCGGACGGCGTCACCCAGCATCTTGAAGGCGTTCGTGATGCCGCCGAGCGCCCAGGCCACGGTGGGGCCCTGCTGCACCAGGATGACGAAGGGATTGGTGCCGGCGAGGAGCTGGTTGGCGATGTCGTTCAGGTTGGGGATCAGCGTCCCCATCTGAACGTTCACCTTTCGGACGGCCTTCTCGGCCTCGTCGCCCGTCGCCGTCCAGATCGACTTTTGGCGCTCGGCCGCGCGCATCGCCTGGGCGATGAGGGCCTCGCGGGTCGCCGCCGCGCGGCGGAGCAGCTCGTCCAGCTCCGCCTGGGTCTTGCCGTGCTCCTTGTAGTTCTTGGTCAAAACCTCGACCTGCGTGGCGTGGTCGCGGTTGATCTTCTCGATCCTGACCTGGAGACGCGCGTTCTCGTCCAGCTTGCGGTTGATCGTATCGAAGCTCGGGGTCGCGGCCGTGACGACCTGGTCCGTCTTCTCGTAGGCGCGCTGCGCGCGCTCCATCGAGCGCGCGACGGCCTCCGCCGCCTCGGACACGTTGTCCTTGAGGTCCAGCTCCGCGCGGATGCGCTCGATCTGCGTCGGCATGTCAGCGGGTCCTCGGCTCGATGAGGACGGCGGGATATTCCACCGGTAGTCCCTTCTTCACACCACGCTTGATGATCCAGGGATCGGGAGGACGGATCGTCCAGCGCCTCTTGGCCTGGATGAACGAGCCGTAGCGTTGGCGCAGCGCATGCACGAGGTCGTCCAGGATGTGGGGAGGCGACTCGAACCGGACCCGCTTCTTGCCGATCAGCTGCACGTCAACCTTGCGGCCGTAGGGCATCCGGTTCCAAATCCAGTACTCTTCCTCCCGGAACATATCGAAGCTCTTCAGCCGCGACAGCGTGTAGGGGAGACCGGACGCGACGGACGCGATCAGCCAGCTGTCCTTGTAGCTACGTACCTGTCCCCTGTGCGATCCGGGATGCCGATCCCGCGGGGGAGACCTGAAGCGCAAGAAGTGGGAGGCGAACTCGACGATGTCGGGCATATAGTCGAAGTCGTAGAGGATGTACCCGTCGTAGCGGACATCGTACTCCGACGCGCCCTCCTTCCCGTCCACGTAGGTATAGAACTTGTCGGACGCCTCGCCGCCGGCGATGGCCTCGTTGCGCGACTGGATGGCCCCGTCGGCGAGGATCTTGGCAAGCGCCGCGGGTCCCATCTGTTTGTCCGCGAACAGGCGGATGGAGCGGGCGGCAACGGACAGCTTTCCGGTCATTTGTCGCCCAGCTCCTTCTTCACCAGCTCAGCGTGGTGATTGAGATACTCCTCGTCCATGCCAACGATGCAGTGGTCGAGGAACGAGGCGTCTTCCGCGTCGAGCCCGTTGTAGTCGGCCCACTGCCTGACTGCTGCCCAAGGAATGCGCAGCGGCCGCGCGGGCCCGAGGCCACCCGCGACCCAGGGACGGTCGAGGTTGAGGCGGTGCCACGCCCGCCAGATCCACTTGTGGGCCGGGTCGATGTCGGGCGCCGCCTCGCGGGCGACGCGCACGAACACCGCGGCCTCGGGATCCTCCTCGGCGACCTCCTCGAGCCAGGCGGCCGTCTGCGCACCGTTGGTCAGGCTCCAGCGGAGGCAGGCCCGGAGTTTCCCACCGCCTCCATGAGGTCTTCTGCGCGCGCCTGTCCGACAAGCGCCGTCGCGCGGAGGACGGCGTTCACCAGCTCGAAGTAGTTCTCGTCCCGCAGCAGCTGCTTGAACTCGTCAATCGTGATGTCGCGGTCGCCGTCCTTCAGGTTGCGCACGTCGAGGAGGACGTGATCGCACAGCGCGCTCACCACGATGCCGCGCGCGATCGCGGCGGGCA